GTTTTTTTTTCACACCCGCGAAATTGAAAAATCAGCCTAGCGCGAAGGATTCTCAGATGACACGAGGTCGCAAGCCCAAACCAAGCCACTTGAAGGCGGTGCAGGGCAACGCCGGCAAGCGTGCCATCAACCACGACGAGCCCGAGGGCGATGCACTCGATGAAGCCCCGCCGGCACCCGACTGGCTATGCGAGATCGGCCGCGATGCCTGGGACAAGCTCGCGCCCTGGTTGGTCGGCTCCAAGATCCTGATGCGCTCTGACCTGCATCAACTCGAGGCCTACTGCGATGCCTACGCCACCTGGCGGCAGGCCGTGGTCGAGATCCAGCAATGCGGCCTGGTGCTGGAAAGCCCTGCCACCGGTGCCCCCATCAAGAACCCAGCTCTGACCGCGAAGAATGAGGCAGCCCGCCAGATGACGACCTTCGGCAGCGCACTCGGTCTCGACCCGTCCAGCCGAGCACGCCTTGCCGTGCCCGGGTCCAAGGACGCCGCCAACCCCTTCGCCGAGCTGCTGGGTGGCAACAAGCGATGACACTCAATGGCCAGCTATCCCAACGTCAATGCTGCGAACAAGTACGCTCGGGACGTGGTGGCTGGCCGGATACCCGCTTGCAAGTGGGTCCGCCTTGCCTGCCAGCGTCATGTCGATGAACAGAAGGCGGCCAAGACGCGCGCCTTTCCCTACCGTTTCGACCGTGACGCCGCCGAGCGGGCATGCGCCTTTATCCAGCTTCTGCCTCACACCAAGGGCAAGTGGGCACGCGAGCGCAAGCTGATCACCCTCGAGCCCTGGCAGCTCTTCATCTTCAGTGTGCTGTTCGGCTGGATGAGCAAGCGCAGCGGTCAGCGCCGTTATCGTGAGGCTTACATCGAGGTGCCGCGCAAGAACGGCAAGTCAGTGATCGCCGCGGGGGTGGCCACCTACATGCTGGCCGCCGATGGGGAATACGGTGCCGAGGTCTACTGTGGTGCCACCACTGAGAAGCAGGCCTGGGAGGTCTTCCGCCCTGCCAAGCTGATGCTGCAGAAGTCGCCGGCATTGGTCAGTGCCGCCGGAGTCGAGGTGATGGCCAAGAACATCAGTATCCCCGGTGACGGCTCCCGTCTGGAGCCGATGATCGGTGATCCGGGCGACGGATCCAGCCCCAGCTGCGCCATCGTCGATGAGTTCCACGAGCACCAATCGCCCAGCCTCTACGAGACCATGCTGACCGGCATGGGTGCTCGCGATCAGCCGCTGATGTTCATCATCACCACTGCCGGCTTCAACCTCGCTGGCCCTTGCTACGACAAGCGCCGTCAGGCGCAGCAGATGCTCGATGGCGTGGTCGATAACCCTGAACTCTTCGCGCTGATCTACACCATCGATGAGGGTGACGACTGGCAGTCGCCGGACGTGCTGCGCAAGGCCAACCCCAACTTCGGTGTCAGCGTCAGCGAGGAATTCCTGCTCAAGGCGCAGCGCGATGCCATCCAGTACCCCAGCCGCCAGAACTCCTTTCTGACCAAGCACCTCGATGTCTGGGTCTCGGCACGTAGCGCCTGGCTGAACATGGCCACCTGGCTGGCGGCCGGTGATGACTCAATGTCGCTGGACCAGATGGAAGGCGAGCCCTGCTGGCTGGGCGTTGACCTTGCCAGCAAGACCGACATCGCTGCCATCGGCCTGATCTTCCGCAAGGTGCGCGAAGACGCCAAGGTCGAGTGGCGTGCCTTCGTGCGCAGCTACCTACCGGAAGGCGCGATCGAGCGCGCCAGCAGCAACCGCGCTGCCTATGAGGGCTGGGCCAACTCCGGCCACCTGATCATCACCGATGGCGAAGAACTCGACTTCGAGGTCATCCGCCAGGACATCCTCGATCTCTCCAGTCGCTTCGATGTGCAGGAAGTCGCCTACGATCCGTGGCGGGCCACCCAGCTCGCCCATCAGCTGATGCAGGAGGGCGCGCCGGTCATCGAGTACCGCAACACGGTCCAGAACATGAGTCCTGCCATGCGCGAGATGGAAGCCGCCGTCACTGGCGGTCGCTTCACGCATCCGGCTGACCCGCTGCTCACCTGGATGGCCAGCAACGTGGTCGCCAAGGCCGACGCCAAAGAGAACATCTACCCGCGCAAGGAAGCTGCCGACAACAAGATCGACGGCATCATCGCGCTGCTCATGGCGTTGGGGCGTGCCATCACCCTCGATGTCGAGCCACCCAGCCTTCTCGACTCCCTCTCAGACGACGACTTCCTGGTCATGTGACATGCGAAACCTACTGTTCGACACCCTCGGGCTGGCCGGCTTCGCCAGCCTGACGGGCGGCCTGTACCTGCGATTCGGCCTCGCGGATGCGCTGATGGCCAGTGGCAGCCTGCTACTGGTGTTGGCACTGCTCGGCGCACGCGCCATGCGTAAGGGGGCCTCATGATCCTCGATCAACTGTTCTCCACCCGCTCGGTCGAGAATCCGGCAACACCGCTCAGCGGTGAAGCGCTGGCCGACTACCTGCGGGGCGACTCCAGCATCAGCGTCAACCAGCAGAGCGCCATGACGCTTGGCGCGGTCTACGCCTGCATCTACGTGCTGTCATCCTCGCTGGCGCAATTGCCGCTGCATGTCATGCGCAAGCAGAACGGCGTCATCACCGCCGCTACAGACCACCCCGCGTATCAGCTGCTGCATGACGAGCCCAACGACTGGCAGACCAGCTACAAGTGGCGCGAGACGGCCCAGTCCCATGTGCTCGGCTGGGGTAATGGCTACACCGAGGTTGTTCGCGACGCGCGAGGCAATGCCGTGTCTCTTCAGCGCCATTGCCCCTGGAACTGCAGCCCGGTGAAGCGCGGCAACCGCTGGCTATATGCCGTCACCGATGAAGAGGGCTCACGCGCTGTCGCGACCGAGGACATGATCCACGTTCGCGCACTCGGCTCGCACGATCGCACCGGCGTCAGCGTGGTGCGCCAGCACGCCGAGACCATTGGCCTCGGGCTGGCGGCACAGCGCTACGGCAAGGATTTCTTCGAGGGAGGCGGGCGCCCGACCGGGCTTGTCACCGTCAAGGACAGCTTGAACGCCGATAGCTGGAATCGCCTCAAGGAGACCTGGGCCAAGGCCGTGGCCAGTCTGCGCCAGTCCGAGAACAAGACGCTGATGCTCCCCGCACAGCTGGATTACAAGTCGATCACCATCGCGCCGGAGGACGCCCAGTTCCTCGAGACGCGCAAGCTAAACCGCTCCGAGGTGGCCGGCATCTTCAATGTGCCTGCGCACATGATCAACGACCTGGACAAGGCCACCTTCTCGAATATCTCCGAGCAGGCCATCCAGTTCGTGCGGCACACGATGATGCCCTGGGTCATCAACTGGGAGCAGGAGATCAACCGCGCCATCTTCACACCCACCGAGCGACGGGCTGGCTACTACGCCAAGTTCAACCTCGCCGGGCTGCTGCGCGGCACCCCCACGGAGCGTGCCGAGTTCTATCACAAGGCCATCACCGATGGCTGGATGGACCGCAACGAAGTCCGCGCCCTGGAAGACATGAACCCACGCGATGGCCTCAGCGAAATGCTGATCAGCGTCAACGCCACCCCAGCCAGTCAGCTGGGCCAGTCAACCTCGCCCGAGGACTCCACATCATGAGTGAGACAGAAAAGCGCGCCCTGACGTGCGAGGTCCGCGCCGAAGCGGGCGAAGAAGGGCAGCCGTTGCGGATCATTGGCCACGGTGCCGTCTTCAACAAGCGCAGTGAAATGATCATGGGCATGTTCAAGGAGCAGATCGCCCCCGGCGCGTTCGACAACGTGCTGGGCGATGACGTGCGCGCCCTGTTCAACCATGACCCCAACTTCGTGCTCGGCCGCACCCTCAGCAACACGCTGTCGCTGTCAGTGGATGAGGAGGGGCTGCGTTACGAGATCGACCCGCCTGATACCCAGTCAGTGCGTGATCTGGTCATGGCACCGCTGGCACGCGGTGACATCACCGGCTCCAGCTTCGCCTTCCGTGTCGCCCCCGATGGTGACGAGTGGGGCGAGGACGAGCACGGCGTGATCGTGCGCACCATCCACCGATTCAGCCGCCTGCTGGATGTGTCCCCCGTGACCTATCCGGCCTATCCCGATGCGGGCGCCGCCAAGCGGTCGCTCCAAGCCCGTTGCGATGAACTCCGAGAGATCACGCAGCGTGCCGTCAATCAGCGCCGCGCCCGCGAGCGCTTCCTTGAACTCATCAATGCCTGAGCCCGTGGAGGCTACATGAAACTCTCTGAACTGAAGCAGAAGTACGCGGCCATCGCCAAGGACATGCGCAAGATGCATGAAGATGCCGGCGACACCGAATGGAAGGATGAGCAGCGCAGCCAGTGGCAGTCCATGAAGAGCGAGCTGGATGGCCTGCAGGACAAGATCGATCGCGAAGAAGCGCTGCGCGATGCGGATCAGCGCTTCGTGCGTGACAACGAAGAGGAGCTGCGCGGCCAGTCTCAGACGCCGGAAGCTGGGCAGTCCCAGGGCCCGAGTGTGGACGAGCAGCGTGCCGCGGCCTTCGATGCCTTCGTGCGTGAAGGCATGGGCAACATGAGCAAAGAGCAGCGCGCGATCATGCGTGAGATGCGAGCTCAGGCAGCGGGCGAGAATGACAAGGGCGGCTACACCGTCCCGACCACCATGCTCAACCGCATCCATGAGTCCATGCAGGACTATGGCGGGCTGGCCTCGGTCGTCCAGATCCTGAATACCTCCGATGGCGCCACCATCGAATGGCCGGTGTCTGACGGTACCGGGGAAGAGGGCGAGCTGCTGGGCGAGAACACCGCCGCCAGTGAAAAGGATGTCGAGTTCGGCATCCAGAACCTCGGCGCCAAGAAGCTGAGCTCCAAGGTCATCCGTGTCTCCAACGAGCTGCTGCAGGACTCGGCCTTTGATATCGAGGGTTTCCTGGCCTCGCGCATCGGCTCCCGTATCGGTCGCGCCGAAGCCAAGTACCTGGTGAGCGGTACCGGTGCCGGCACTCCCCAGCAGCCCAAGGGCCTCGCCACCTCGGTCACTGGCACCGTGGCGGCAGCCGCTGCGGCCAGCCTGAACTGGAAGGACATCACCAAGCTGATCCACAGCATTGATCCGGCGTACCGTCGCGCGGCGAACTTCCGTCTGGGCTTCAACGACAACACCCTGCAGAAGATCACCGAGATGGAAGATGGCCAGGGTCGCCCGCTGTGGCTGCCGGCCGTCGCGGGCCTGGCGCCATCCACGGTACTTGGTCAGTCCTACTTCATTGATCAGGGCTTCGAGGACATGGCCGCGAGCAAGAAATTCATGTTCGCCGGTGACTTCCAGCAGTTCGTGATTCGCCGCATCAACTACATGACGCTCAAGCGCCTGGTCGAACGCTATGCCGAGTTCGACCAGACGGCCTTCCTCGCCTTCCATCGCTTCGATTGCGTGCTGCAGGACACTGCCGCCATCAAGGCGTTGACCGGCAAGGCGGCCTGATCTTCATCCACCACCTGACACAAGGGCCGCCATCGCGCGGCCCTTGCCTGTTGGGACCGACTCCATGAGGCATGCCGATGCTCGAGCTGGACATCATCAAGCTACACGTCCGGCTGGAGCCGGACTTCTCCGAGGACGATCAGCTCCTGGAGACCTACTCCAATGCGGCCCGTCGCGTCATTGAAGGACGCACGGGGCGCACGCTGTATGAAACCCACGACGCCATTCCGGCAGAAGGGGATGAGCACGCGCTGGTCATCGATGACGACATCACCACCGCCATGCTGCTGCTGATCGGCCACTGGTACTCGACTCGTGAGGCGGTAGTGATTGGTTCAATCTCATCCACGGTGCCCATGGCTGTGAGCGCCCTGGTCGATCACTACACCTACTACCACTTCGCATGAGGTGATTATGCGTGCTGGAAAGCTCCGCCATCGCGTCACACTTCAGTCGCCAGGAAGAACGCAGGACCCAGCGACAGGGGAGATGATCGCGGGATGGACCGACGTCGCCACCGTATGGGCCTCAATCGAAGCGCTGTCGGCCCGTGAGTTCATTGCCGCTCAGGCAGCCCAGTCAGAGATCACAGCTCGTGTGGTGATGCGCTATCGCCCGGGCGTCGAGGCCACCATGCGGCTCAAGCATGGTGCTGACGCCTACAACATCCACGGTGTACTGCCAGACCCCGACAGCGGCCGTGAGTGGCTGACGCTGCCTGTCTCGCGAGGTGTCAATGATGGTTGATCTGACATTCCGCCTTGAGGGTGCTGAGGCGCTCAACGCCAAGTTGGAAGGCGTTAGTCAAGACATCCGCTTCAAGGGTGGCCGCTTCGCGCTTCGCAAGGCGGCCAACCTGGTACGCGATGATGCGAAACGTCGAGCCTTGAACTTCGATGATGGAGAGACAGGCCGCAAGGTTGCGGAAAACATCAAGGTTCGGTGGAGCAGCAGATATTTCAAGAAGACAGGCAACCTCAAGTTCCGAATTGGCGTCACTGGCGGAGGGAGAGCGGAAGCTCGGGGTAACCCGGACACAGGAGAGGGTGGGGCTACACCTCACTGGCATCTGCTTGAGTTCGGGACTTCGAAGATGGCGGCTCAGCCCTTCATGCGCCCGGCGCTGGCCGAGAATATCCAGGCCGCCTCCAACGAGTTCGTGAAGCAGTACGGCAAGGCGATTGATCGCGCGTTGCGAAGAGCGGCTCGGCTTGCAGCCCAGCAAGGAGGTGGCTGATGTATCCCCCTGTCTTCTCGACGCTGGCGGCCAGCACGACAGTGAGCTCACTGCTTGGGCAGGCCTCGCCGCGTATCTATCCCGCCGGCCAAGCCCCTCAAGGTTCCGCAAGTCCGTATGTGGTGCATCAGCTGGTCACCGGCTCGCCCGAGAACTACCTGGGAAACCTGCCGGACCTCGACAGCTACACCGTCCAGTTCGATGTCTACGCTGCGACAGTGGGTGACGCACGCCGTGTAGCGCTGGCAGTCAGAGATGTGATCGAGCCGCTGGCTCATGTCGCCCGCTGGGGTGGCGAAACAAGAGACGACGCAAGCGGCTTGTGCCGATATTCATTCGATGTGTCGTGGCGAGTTCCCCGATAAATGAAAGCCCATTCTCCCGCTATCCGCGGGCACAGGAGATTCCATGAGTGTTCTGACACAAGGCACGCAGGTGTTCGCATTCGATCCTGCCGACGGCACCGTGATCACCATTCAGTGTGCCACGACCTTTTCCCCCGGCGGTGCGCCGGCTGATCAGATCGAAGACACCTGCCTCGAAGAGACCGACAGCCGGAGCTACAAATCCGGCTTGCGCACGCCGGGTCAAGCGACTCTCGGTGTCAATGCTGACCCCAGCAAGCAGAGCCACATCACCCTGTATGAATTCTCCCAGCAGAATCCTAGCCCGGTGTTGAAGTGGGCAGTGGGCTGGAGCGACGGTACCGATGCCCCGACGGTCAATACAGAAGGCGATGACTGGGAGCTGCCGGCGGGCCGTACCTGGTACACCTTCAACGGCTACGTCTCTGACTTCCCGTTCAGCTTCGAGCAGAACAGCATCGTCGCGAGCGAGGTGACGATCCAGCGCTCTGGCTCGTCTGGCTGGACACGCAAGACTGCGAATACCGGAGGCTAAGAATGAAACTGAGCTTGGACAGCTTGGCTGCGGCGGGGGCATTTGCCCCCTCCCAGCTCGTGGAAAAGCAGGTGGAGTTTGACAACGGGGAAGAGGTGGTCGAGTTCACCGTCTTCATCAAGCCGCTCTCCTACCGCACGGCCGTGTCAGAGATCACCGCAAGCCAGGCCAGCAAGGACCCGCTGGCGGCCCGTATCGCCAATAGCATCTGCGACAAGAGCGGTACCCCGGTCTTCTCGATTGAAGACATCACCGGCGAAAGCGATCCGGAGCGGGGAGAGCTTTCAGGTGCTCTCACCATCGCGCTGCTATCTGCCATCGCAGAGGTCAGTGGCCTGGGAAAGCGCAAGAGCCGCTTGGCTTTGAAGAAGAGCTCTGGCACGAGCTTGTCCTCAACGGCGTAGGTGGCCGGACGATAGAAGAGGCCAAGGACCGGATGACGTATGCCGAGTTCTTGAGCTGGGCGGCGTATCGGAATCGTCGGGGCAGCTTCAATCACGGGATGCGGGTCGAGGCCGGTGCGGCGCTCAACGCTTCGATTCTTGCCAACGTCAACAGCAAGCGCGGCGGCTTCAAGCAAGCTGACTTCATGCCGCATGCCGAAGAGGCCCCGGTGTCGCTGGAAGAGGCGATGGAAAGCTGGTCGTGACTGGCGCTTCAACAACATGCTGGATTAAGGTGACGACTGAGGACCACTCAGGAGTCGATGATGGAATATCAAGCGATTGTGGCAGGGACAGGGTTTGAAGGGCGGGAACGTCGCATCCGGGCTTACGCAAAGCCAGGAATGCCAGTAGAGCTAAAGCGTGAACCCCAGAATGAATATGACCCTCATGCGATTGCCGTCTACTTGAGGGTCAAGAAGTGGTACACCCTTTTCCGAGAAGTGCCAATGCAGATCGGATATGTGAAGAAAAGTAGAGCGCAATCACTATCGAAGCGCCTCGATGAAGGTGGCAGGATACTCACGGCGCATATCGTCAGCATGCATCTTGCACAGAAACATCCCAGGGTCTCGATTAATATCAAGACAGACTG